CGAAATCGTTTACTATCAATTTGTCGCTTTCGATCATTTCCTTAACCACGAAGCAACCCGCCTTCTTGATTTGGCTGCTCATCTTCACGCCGCTATACACCCTGCCACCACCGAAGCCTTCTCCGACTTTCTGACCTTTCTTGCCTTTGATGGTAATCGTGATCACATTCTCATACTCAAGTTCGTCCTTGAGGATGTCTGCCACATGCTGCCCTGTGTCATTGATTTCAATCAGGGCGTATGCCTCGTTGTATTTCTCAAGGATCGTCTTGATTAGGTTCGGGAACACAGGGACGGGAATAGTATTGTTTCGATACTTTGCCACCACCTTGTACGGCATAGAGGTGACATCCAAGACCAACATGGCGTTGTAATCCTGCCCAATAGCCCTACTAGAGTCAATCAGACCCGTATAGATGTGTCCTTTGATGGGATGCTCATAGATTGCCAAGCCATCTTCCGTCTCCATTAGAGGAGTTTGGAATGTCAGGGCGGCAATCTTCGATGCCTTGATCAGCGTCTCCTGAGAGCCAAGGAATTCACATTCATATTCTGAATACCATTGCCGCTCGGAGGTATTCTTGATCGTGGTTTCCTTGAACTTCTCATCACGCCCAGGCACTTGCCACCAATGTGCTTCGACGGGTACGAACTCGGACTTCCCGTTTTTGGCATTCTGCCACATCTTGTAAAACAGATTGAGACCATTCGGGGTGGACACGATGACCGTCTTCGATGTCTTACCTGAGGTGATCGTGGGATACACCGATGTGAAGAACTCTTCCGCGATCTGCTCGGGAACGAACGCAAACTCGTCAAGCATCAGGAAGTTGTAGGACGAACCACGGACGGCACTAGATGATGTAGATGAACAGATGACCTTCGATCCGTTCTCCAATGTGATGCTCGTCTTGTTCCATTCGATGATGCCCTGCTGCAACCACTTCGGAAGGTTTTCATACGCGACCTTGAAGCGATCCATAATTTCGGTCGCAGTCTTCAACTTGTTGGCGAGGATTGCCGCCTTATATGTCGGATTGAACAGCACCATGTGCAGAATGCAAGCCACCAATGTCGCGGTCTTGCCGCTCTGACGCGGGATCTTGCAGATGGTGAAGCGGTTGTCGAATACCGAACGAGCGATATCCTTCTGAAAGTCATACAGCCTGAAAGGCATGAGACCTTCATCGATGGTGACAACCTTGATGTATGTCTCAATGAAATAGATCGGGTCTTCGGAGCATTTGATATACTCCTCCAACTGCTCTTTTGTGAACTCCTGCTTGACATACGCACCCTTTAGAAGGGGGTTGCCTAGGTATGTCTCATGATCATTGCTCATCTACGATATCGCCCCGATCAATAGCCTTACGCTGATCACGAATCATCTTCTGCAAATCAGCCGTGCTGCCCACATAGATGGAGTTGTTCGTGACTGTTGTAGTCTTTGCCTTCTCTTCCTTCTTGAGATCCTTCATGCGGCGATGGATATCCATCAGCCTGTTATTAGCCTCAAGGGATGATTGTATGAGTTGTGCCATTACTTCGTAGGCACGGGCTTGTTGACTGTCCTGAGCCAGTTCGCTGATGCCTTCGATGGCTTCCTGCGACTTCTCAATGATGCACTTCAGGTTCTTTCGAACTTCGTCGTAGTCCCTGTCTGCATCGGACGGATTGTACTGATGGTCTACGGAAATCGCCTTTACTGGAACGATATCCACAACTTCGGGATTGGGTTCGATTCCCAATGTGTTTGCGATGTTCATGTCGATGTTGCTCACGGCTCCTCCTGTCATTATGTTCCCCATGCTGTCGGGGGATACTCACGAATGCTCACACTTGCATGTGTAGCCCCTGCGCCTGTCCATCCTGCCGTCAGAGACGGTGTATAGCCTCCTGCCGTAATACCCGCAGCGGCAGACACTCCAATGTCTGCGTATGGCTTGAATGCTGCTGTGGATGTCGTGCTTGGCGAGAAGTCCTTGATGTCGAAGATGTTGACATTCGTGTTGAGGATGAGCGGGGCTTCCTTGACTGGCCCATACAGGTACATCTTGGCGATGAACTGAATAGTCGCAAAGTTGACCTTGCGCTGCGAGTAATCCCCATATGACCCATCGTCACCCTCAGTCAATGCAACAGACGAAAGTACAATAGGCACATCAACATCGATATCCATTCCATCGATTGCCTTGATTGTGAACACATATTCGGGCGTAAAGTACGGAAGGATCTGCTCAACGATCTGCAAGCAATCATCCATGCTCTTTGTCATTGCGCTCAGAGTCATGTTCATGTTGTATGGAACACGCTCCCACCGCTTCTTCAATGTACCGCGATCTCCTGCGTTGTATCCAACTGTCTGCTGTACGCTGTTCAACTTACGCGACGAATCGTATTGCAGGGATGAGATCTCAAACGCCAATCGCGGAAGATAGTTCTCCAAACGCACCTGTTGCTGATCGAAGTCGGTTCCGATGCGATCAAGACGCTTCAGGAACTTCTGCTGCGGCCCGTATGCAATAGGAACACGGATGCGCTCTTTCTCGCTGCCGTTGGCATCGTTGCGAACGAGATGCACATTGTTGAATAGTGAGGCAAAGCCAACCACTACCTTTCGGACTGTGCCATGGTAGTAATACTCAAGCATAAATCATGGATCTCCGAATGGGTTGGACTCATCGAAGTTGAAGACAGAGTCTGCCTCGGTTTCGATCTCTTCGTTCTTTGCCTCGTCAAGAATGCCCATTGTGTCATCCTTGCTGATAATTGGGGCATACAGATTGACACCCGCTTTGGCTAGGTAGGCGGTTGCTCCCTTCGCCGTTTCTTCGACCCAAGTACCAACAACATTGGATAGAGATATTCTGAGCGGAGTGACGCTAGGCTCATACGAGTAGACCACCGCCCTCGCAGACGCTCCCGAAGTTGCTCCTGTAATTGATCCATCCGCGTATTGATAAACGCTGTCGCCTTCTGCAAAAGATCCTGATCCATAGATCCCCCCAAGGTTGAGGTTGACTTTGAATCCCGTCTCGTCGTTGATAGCGTCGAGTTCGGGAACTCCAGTATTGAAGTCTTCTTCGGAATACTGGAAGAGTTCGCATGTCAATTGATAGGAGTAGAGTTTGCCCAACTGATAGAACGGGTTCTCATGCTCCACGAACTTCACCTCAAACAAACCCCTGCTGATCGGAAGGTAGAGCAAATCTCCTTCCAAGGGTCTATCCATACCTGTTTCACGCTTGAATCGCTTCTTGGAAACGGTGAACTTCACGCTGTCACGGATCTCAAAGCCAAACTTGGTAAATGTGTCGCCTCCTTCAAATGCTGTAGTCGTGTCCATGTACATTTCGATCATCTTGAAATTGGTGAACCGCGAATACTGCGACTCACCGAAGAGATCGTCCCGCGTTACCATCTCACGCGGCACATAGTACATCTCATGTCCATAGATCTTAATCGCCTCTACGGTCAGATCCTCAACGAGGTTCTGCTCGGGCTGATAAGTCTTGTTGTTGACACGGATGTACGGGTTTAATGCCATGCTTTATTCCTTAGCCCATGATGAAGTCAACGGGCAATTCGCCCTTCAGGATAATTTCCTTCTCAATATCTTCCTTCTGTTGCCACGAATCCTTCATCATCGATTGTCCATCAAGGACAATGTCACCAGGCAACTTGATTCCGCTGTACTTGGAGAGGTTGACTCCCCATTGCCAACGGACAAGAGCCACTAGGTATTTCTTCAGAAGACGGTCGTTGTAGACCTCAGGGTATACACGGGGATCAAGGATGCGGTAGGCTTCGATGATCAGATACATGCCTGCATTCAACTGACGCTTGTCTGAATCAAGGTACAACTTGTTGGCGACTCGGTTGAATCGAATGCTCTTGTCAGGTGACAGAAATTGACGAAGCAGCGAAAGGTACTGCTGTGTCATGTCGTACTGGACAAGATCGATGGTTCCGAAGGTGTACAGGTCGTTCAATGCATACTGGTAGCGAACATCGAACATGCCCACCGACTGCTGTGTGAATGGGAAAATTCGGGTGACGCTGACGATCAGATTTTGAAGCAGGACATTCTCGGGGCAATCGGGGTCTTGGCTAGTCTGAATAGCCTCGGCATCCTCAAAGCCCGAACCGTCTGCCGTCTCTGACTGCACATTGTCGGCTGTAAAGGAAATGTACCCGTTGTCGATGTCCGTTTGGGACAACTTGTACTTCAGGTAGACCTTCTCCACGCCATCGAAGTGGTATTCGGAGAAAAATTGGAGAGCGTCATTCAGACGGTCTTCCAACTGCTCGTCTGCTATATTGATCTCAACTACGGGGTGACCGTTTGCGCGTAGTGCGTACTCTCTTAGTTCCGCTCTCGTTGAAATCAGTCCGCTGCTGCAACTCGACATTTGGCGTTACCTCCTCAGGATATTTAGCCTTTATGTCGGGTTCAGGCACCGACTCTTTCCTAGCGGCTTCAACTTCAGCAGCCACCTCTTGATTTTCCTTGGTGACTTCGACAAGCAGTCTGAAGAAATCGTCAATACGAGCAAGATAGCGGTCACCGTCTTCCCACTTGCCAACTACAGTCCAAGAGTTGTGCTTGGTTCTATAGTGTCTGCGATTCCCATCATAAAACATCACAATCAGGTCGTTTGGATGCTGGTAAGAGGGTTCCAATCTCTTGAAGAGATCAAGGGGTACCTTCAAACCATGCAAGTAGATGTTATCCTTGTCGTGTTTGAACATCGATTAGATCGGAAGTTGTTCCGAATCTCCCTTGATTACTTCATGGATTGTGGCTGTATCAACCATAGCACTCAAGTTCGTCTGACTGACTGTCATCACGATCTTGGAGTTGATTCCCTGAACACGACCAGTACCAATGAGACGGGAGGTCTGAACACCCGTGACGAAATCGGTTCCCGTCTTACCTTTTGAGCCTCCAACCGTGGAGAGTAGGTCAGGACTAGACACATTTGAATTGATTGCAAGCACCGCAAACTTGTTATCTTCGGTTCCCTGTTGAATTCCTGTTGTCCCACCGCTCTTGCTGAATCCTGTGTCGGAAAGGATGCGGACAAAATCCTTGATTCTGACATTTGCATTGACCGCAAGCACGCCTGGACCGATGATGTCCGTATCGCCCATGGAAACACTTCCATTGAGAACCGTGGTTGGGGCGCGGTTGCCCTTGATGTGTGTCTTGCCGATCTTATCCAAGTCGCGGGTGATGTTGATTGTACCGCCGTTGTCTGTGATCACAGGGAACGAGTTGCGGGAGAAGATTGCCCCCGCAGCCTCGGCATTAGATCCGCTGTCGGCTGCAAGCCCATAGTAGGAATCGGATACTGTGCAATGCTTGAGGACAATCGTTCCACCATTCGTGGCATGTGCTGCCACGGGATAGTTGAGGAACATCGAATCTCTGGCCCTAATTGTCCCACCGTCCGTCTGCAATCCAATTGCGTTGCTGTAAACCCCGCCTGTTACGAACGAGGAGAACGCGGGGTCGTTGAGTGCCGATGTGAGGGAGCGATTGATGAATGCAATTCCATCGCCATCTGTCGCACCGACATCCCAAGCACCGATATATGTCCGAGTGTTTCTTCCTGAGAACACAGCACCGTTTGGAGATGTCGTGCGAATCGTCACGCCATACACATCGACAGAGTTGATGTAATTGGTGAATGTCTGATTTAGGAGATTGCCGAAAGTCATCGAACCTTCGTTCTTGACATGCAGCGTGAAGTACTGTCCGCTGATGCCAACAACTTCGTGACCACCGATCAGCATGTTCATAACACCACCCGTGCCGCTTGTGATGCCATCGAAGCCCGACGAAATGCCGTTCGATGCTGTCGTACCCGCTACCAATGCAAGCGGTGGGAGGAAGCGTACTGCGCTCCCCGTGGCAGCAATCATGCTCTGTGCCGTGCCAATGTTTACTTGAAGTGCAAAGCGAGTGCTATCCGTGGCACCCAAAGCCGTGTAAAGAGGTAGGAATGTGATTCCCTGTACTGTCTGTGTGACAAGGCTACCCTGCTCTGCGCGGATATAAAGATCGCGGTCAATGTAGTTGAACCAAGGCTGATTTAGCGTATACACACCGCGTGTAAGAATGATGTCAAACGGCGTTGCGAATGCCGAAGCCGAATCATTGATCACCGATAGGTTGTACACCGTTGAACGATTGATCTTGACATTCGGATTTGGGGAAACCGTGAGCGGCTTTGTAAATCTTCCGTACTGGAAGGTGCTTTCATTCACGGAGTCGGTTGGATCTCTGTAATAGAAAGGTGCTTCTGTAGAGGGTGCGATGTTGTTTGCAGTAAACACGGACATTGCATAGTTGAAATCTGTCGGATAGAGCGGATCCATCGACAGATTCTGACCAAGGAATGTCTTGTTCGGATTGCCAACGATGCCGTTCTTGTAAACAGAGTCAGGTGACAGCCAAATTGACTTGGCACCATTCCCATCACCACCGACAAAATTACATACACAGTCATTACCATCAGGCCCTGCGGGGCCAGCGGGGCCTGCGGGACCAACAGGCCCTGCGGGGCCAGCGGGGCCTTGACTGCCTGCTGCGCCATCGTTGCCATCTGCCCCGTCCTGACCATCACAAGTTGTAAGACCAAATGTTGCACCAGTACAACTTGCACCCGTGAACCCCAATACAAGAGTCCAACATCCTGCGGTTTTTGTATTGCTGACCACATAGACAGAACAGCCCGCGTGACCGCGTGGACCAATTTCGATTCCTGGTCCTTGGAACTGACGGTGGCGAATGATCCAGTTCGTTGCCACATAAGGCGGCATCATTGAAATGGGTTCGTTGTCTGCCGTGAATCCCGCTTCATATGAAGTGGTTTGGGTGACATCTACTGTGCGCTGTGCGGCTGCAATTGCAATTCGGTTTGTTGCGCCAACGGAGTCTGTCTGTGTGGTGTACAGATAGTTGCTGTGATCGGGGATTTCATCCGATGCGAGTAGGTGTGTATCGTCGCCGCCGATATCCCCCCGCTTCAGTTCGCTAAGACCCGAAGAGTATCCAACGCCAAATGCGGTTCTTGCCCGCAGCTCGGGAATGAAGAATCGATCACAGGTTGCTCCAGTAGCCTCTCCTGCTTGGAGTGACTGAATGGTTACCTGAGAACTTGCGACAGCACCGCTGAAATCTACGGGAGTACAGCCTGGGTATGTTCTCTTGTATTGGAACCGCGCTTGAACTGTATTTGCACCCGTCAACGATCCGATTGCATAGTCGTTTGTACCACCCCAACCAATCTTATAGTCACGATTTGTATCGTTGTTATATGCATCGACAAGACCGTGTGCAGTCGTACCAGGGTAATCCTCATGCCCCTCAGCGGAGAACGAAATGATGATGTCCCGAGCCGTGTTACCAACAGGGCCAGTCGTACTAGAAACAAGACCAGTTACCTTGTACTTGTCTCCAATGATCTCATACAAGTGGCTGTAGATCTCGCCATCGATAGGAGTTGCACCCGACTTGCGAACGGCAGCACCATCGCAGATTCTCCATGTGGAAGGAACTGTTTGGAAACTACCCGCCCACGGAATCATAGACCCAACAGGTGAAAATAGAGATGCGCTAGATGTCTGAGGCAGGGCATTGATCACGAACCCCTTGTCGGTGTCGGTTGCAACGATCATGCCCTGAATGTAGGAAGCCCCGTCGAATGGGCGGATTGGTGTCAGATATCCCGCGTTTGTTGGGGAGAGGTAATAGACATTTCCTGCGGTGAGAGATGTCGCACCGTCATCAATGTCCAAGGCGGCTCCTTCGAAATCGATTTCGCCTTGGTAGACTACTGTGATCGATTCCGTCGAAGCCGCCTCGACAACACCCACCGTCTGAGATGTCACCAAATCATCGGCAAGACCTAGAGCGAATCCTGTAACGCCGCCCGT